AGCAGGGGTGCCACCATACAGCATCAGGCCGGAACCGCTGTCAAACTGGAAATTGACCATCTGATCCTTGACCATCGGGAAATAGACCGCACTGTGCATGACCAAGGCCTTAAGGCTGCTGGCACGATCACCCCAGAGAGCCAGGGCTTCGGGGATTTTGTCCACAGTGAAGTTTTCTGCGGTCGGGGTAGTGTAGTCTTTGGTGGTCGCAGTGCCACCGGAGCCGATAGCTGCCGAAGCAATCATCAATGCCTGTTTAACCACATAGTCGATCTTCTTCTCAGCCAGCTTACGACCAATCATGATGTAGACTTCCTCAGGAGTCATGCCATCGGCGGTCTTGAAGGCAGAGATTTGGAAGTTATTGGGTACATACTTCCAGAAGGTCTTGAAGGCGTAGTATTTCTCACGGGTGATCTTCTCAGGGGTCTGGGCAGTATCAACCGTAATGTCACGCCGGGTAATGGTACCGAAATCCTCGAAGAAGGCAATCTGCTTCTCCATTCCGGTAGTGAATTCCGAAGAAGCACGAATCACGCCCGCACTCCGGCTGTTGAGGATGTTCACCCGATAGGTAAGCCCCTCAATATAACCAAGGCGAAAATAATTCTCATAATGCTTCAGGTCAGCAAGCAGGGTAAGTGCCATATTAAGCCTCCGTCTTTATCAATGCTTGGAACTGTTCCACAGTCCCTCCCTCTCTTATGAACTTGGCCTTGTCAGCGTCCGTCCAATCCTTTACAGGTTTGGTCGCTGGTTTCGGCTGTGTGGCGACATTGCCAGCCCCGGCACCAGAACCACCCTTGGCGGGCACTCTGAATAGTTCGGGGTATTTCTCTTTCAACGACAACATGGTAGATTTCACTTGCTCCTCATTGTCAAGATCAACCTTTTCCTTGTTGAGCAGGTACTTCAGGTATTCAGGATCAGCAAAATGCGCCCCTGTGGGGTTGTTCACTGCCAAATCTCTTACCTTGAGCGATTTTAAGGCATCGTCCCTTTCACTGAGCAGGCTGTTCTTTTCAGCGGACAGGGTTTCAACCTTTCCACTCAGTTCAGCGAGCTGTTTCTGCACTTCATCCTGGAGTTTCTGTGCTTCATCCAGCATTTGTGCATTCAGTTGCTCCAGTTCCTTCTCCTTGGCTTTCAACTCCGATTCCAGCTTTTGAGCCTTAGCCGAAACCTCATTGAACCGTTCAGCGGGCCGTGAGAGTTTGTCAAGTTCTGAAGCTTCCTCAGGCGTCAGGGGTTCTCCCTTTTTAATCTTGCTCATCAGTTCTGCGTAAGTCATTGTGTCCTCCGTGGTTTCATTTGGTATCGCTGTTTAGTCAGCTAATCGAGAATATAACAGTAAAAATCACAATGTCAATCAAATTGCATCACTTTTTTTCATCTTGGACTTATCATCTTTCTGGTAGTCCGTGGTAGCCTTGATGCTGTCCGGCCTCGACCCTGAAGCATCTGAAGCATGTTCGGCCTGCTCTTCAAACTTAATCGGCTTGCCCCCTTCCACATCCCGATCAATCTCACTATAGATTTTCTCAAAGTTCTCATCGGAAATATGATGGATGCTATTGAGGACATTGACTGCAGTACGCTTAAGCTGTCTGGCGTACTCTTTGCCGCAGTCCAGATTCACCAGTTCAGCAATACTGGCGACAATCGCATTCAATTCGTGGATGTCAAAGTTTGTATTGTAGGTGACTTTAGGCTCCCCAATGGAACCATCATACTCATTCATCATCTGCCAAAGCCGGGTTTCCAAGTCCTCAAGCCCGGAAGCGATTGAAGCCAACTGAGAGGCCAGGCTGATATTGTCAACGGATTTGCTTTCGGCTGATTCCCTCTGTGTCGTATGAACCCCCATCAGAAAGCCATAGAGCCTCATCATCACACTCATCAGGCGGTCATCGTGTGCAATGATGCTATCAATCGTGGCACCGGCTGGCTGGATATAGCGGGCAGTCTGCTTCTCCTCCTCGCCCACCATAATCGCCTTGGTTCGAGAGAGCACCGTATTGACCTCACGGGATATGATTGCCTCTACATCCGATGAACTCAAGTCAATCGTACTGTCCGCATCCACCAGCTTTGCCTTGATGCGGTTCACAATGACAGAAGAAGACGCCGGCAATACAAGCTGCCCATAAGTCTGCTTCAGGATATTGGTCAGCAGTTCAGATTCACCAGCAAGAACAGCATCGTGAATGGTCAGCAGGTCATCAATGGGGGGTACGGTTATAAGACCTTCCGGCAACATGGAAGTATAAGGAATGACAGGCACCTTGCCCAGCTTGTTCGGTACGGGGTCATACTCGACAATCCCCATATCCTCCCCCTTGAATCCCTCATCATACAGCTTCCGTTCAAATTTCTGCCAATAGTCCTTCGTATATAATGTGCGCCTCTGCCATAACTCCGGCTCTATTTTAGGATTGGATTTTTTGGTTACATACTCCTCCAGCACAACCCATTCCAATTCACCAGTCTCCCCAAAACTCCAATCCGGCACAGCCATAGGGGGCACTGCTCTGACATAAGGCCGTATATTCCCATCCTTCTTTGTTTTCAGATCAATAAAGTCCCCTTGCAATTCCGGCATATCGACAAAGACCCAAACCAGAGAAAAAATGGTGTGATAATCAAATATTTCACGCATAACCGCATTGACGTGAGAGCGCTTCCTGTCAAAGTCAAACACTACATCCTTATTGCTGCCCTCCCGTCTCGGAGGCTTGGAGAAAATGTAGTCGCCAAATCGCCTTGTGCTGTACTTAATCAGGTTGATGTTGTACGAGTTGCCAACGCGCTCCTCATATTCTTCAGCGGTTTCAGAGGGGTGCCGTTTCAGGGTCGCCCGGATATACGCCCTTCCACCATTGAGGGCGGCAGCGGCCTTTTGCCATGTAGCCAGGTTTGCAGTGTAAAATCCTGCACTGCGCTCAAAAATACGATGCTTGTAATCGAGTTGCGGGTTGTATCCTAATTGCTGTTTATACTTCATGTCCGGCTCCTATATTACTCCACCTGAACCCGACTTGTCCAAACCATACACAATATAGCGGAGGGGGTCCACCAAGTCATCATTCAGCTTAATCGGGGTCTCTTTGCTGCTTACTTCACTATTGCTTTGGTGCCACTCATAAGAATATAACTCATCAATCATAGCCTGACAAGTTGAGAAGATGTACAACCTGGGCCGACCTGTCTTTGGATCCGGCTTGAGCCTCTGGTTGATGGCCGTAATCCCATCCAGCACCGACTTTTTTGCAGGCCGTGTATGGATTCCGTGCTTCTGTAAAAAGCTGCGGTCTGCCAAATCATGATCCGCCCAAATGACATCACAGGCATACAGTTCTTTTTGTGATACCCTCTTAATTACTTCGGCAATCTCATCAATGGTTCTGCCAGACTCCTTAAACTCGCGGTAGACATAGATCGAGTCTGTAGCAAAGTTGTAGGCGGCCCATACAATGCCGGTAGGATGGTCAAACCCGAAGTCAATGGCCATCATGCGGCTCCAAGACCGAGGCACGTTAAAAGGCTCTACAACATGCATCTTCTCATTGAACTCCTTGAAGATTGCACCCTCACCGCCACACCATCTGCCAAACAGCATCCTCTCTCTCTGGATATATGGCAGTGCATCAAGCTGTTCAATATACCCCTCAGGCAAGTGGTCTATGTTATCGTAGGGAGTGAAATGAAGCACGGCATGCTTATCTGCATCCTTGAGAGTACGGGGGGGCTTGGCTTCCGGGTCTTTGAAGTCCTCTCCCCATATCTTCAACCAATGGCGGGGGTAGGTAGGATTGCAGTCGAGCACCAGCTTGTTAACCGCCACATTGCCATCCGAATCAATGCACTTCTGGGCTAATCGGGTAATCAATGTCTGGATAACCGAATACTGCAACTGTACGGCCTCATTGCAAAAGACCGTGATATACTCATTGCCAAGAATCTTACTGCTTCTGTCCCCATCATCCAATCCGGCAAGCCATATCTCTGAACCATTGGAGAGAACAACACGCAACTCACTCTGCCTTAAGCTGTAATCGCACTTTGGTATATACAAGTCAAGGTATTTTTTCAGCGTGTCATACCAGATTGAATTACGGGTATCGACCAGGTGCTTTCTCACAATGAGCTGCCTTGATCCCGGATACTGATAGGCCCTCTGAAGAAGATACTCAATAATCAAAAAGGTCTTGCCCGAACGCGATCCGCCTGTAAATAGAATCCTTGTCTTTTCAGGATCAGACAGCAGATTCAGCCCGGCCCTTTGTTTTTCAGTCAGTTGTATCGCCAAAGTCCAACCCCTTCCTTATTTCCTGTCTTTCCATGTGCTCATTGATCTGGACATTGGCTATACCGGGAGTATCAAGCAGCTTACAGGCAACAAGATAAGCCTCCTCATACGTTAAAAACGTAGTCCGCTTCTTATAGAAACTCAACCGGATAATGCCCCCATCCATATACGCATGAAAGACCGTGTTGTTCTTATTGCGCTTGCCCGTAACCCCCCAATACCGCACAATGGCCATCCTGTTTTCCACCTGCTCCGTCAAGGCCCTCTGCAATCCACCATCCTCCCTTAACGCGGCATAAATCGCCTCCCCGCACTGAAGCGTTACCTCATTCTCTTTATAGTGACGATTTAACTCTACTGTAATCATTCTACTACTATAGCGCAGGAATCGAATTTGACAAACCGTATAAGCAGCTGTATAGTGCTATTAGTAACAAAAGAAGGAAATAGAAATGCTGGTTATCCATCGCATCAATAAAGACAACACCGGAGATATGGCGGCATGTCCACTACAATATTGGGACATGCCTCATAGTTCGCTTGATCTGGACGACCCTAAATTCAATGACAAAATCCAAACCTGCAACGAAACAATCATTATCGGTGGTGGTGGATTGCTTAATTTTTGCCCCGATTGGAATGGCCGGATTAACTACGCCCTAAAATATGCCACAGAAAAAGGAATCAAAATCTATGGATGGGGTCTGGGCTATAATCGGCATATAGGAGACAATACTGATCTGCCTATACTTGAACTATACCGCTTTACTTCTCTGGGAATAAGGCATAGAGTGGAGGGCGTTCCTTTCGTCCCATGTGCTTCCTGTATGTCCAATCTGATTCAATATAAGGGAGCAACAGAACTCAATCCAGGAATCATTGAACACCTCGGCAATCGAATAACCGACCTGCCCTACCCAAAAGTCAACAATAAAGACTCCATGCAAAAAATCACTGACTTCATAAAAACCCATAACCCCATCATCACCAATACTTATCACGGGGGCTACTGGACGACCCTCATTGGCAAGTCCCTAATCCTGTATAAGCCCTTTTCTGAACGACACTACAATCAACTTGGTACCTATATCGAAACCCATAACCACAAACAAGTAAAGGCAGCAATCGAACACCGTAAGCCACAAATCAAAGAATGCCTCTCAAACTGCCGAAAAATCAATGAACAGTTCCTCAATGCCGTAACAAAAGGAGAAAAGTATGCCGAGAACTAAATCACCGCGCACCGTGAAGCCCATGAACAACTCCGTAAGCAAAGCAAAAAAAATACCCATCTGCTTTTCCTATATCAGAGATGCACAAACCCTGCTTCTGCCAAACATGAGGAAGGATGTAGCCATGTACTATAAAAGCGAGGGGGGCAGATTCTACTTCAGACCCAGTGAGTTTGATGGAGTTTTGCTGGAATCCGACCGAAAAAGGCTCATGGTTAAAGCAATCTCAGCATTCTATCTCAATGCGTGGCGAAATATGGACGCCCTTACGGAAAAACAACAAAAAAGGCTCAAAGAATGGTTCCGGGAAGTGCCTGTCGATACCACCATTGTCTATTTGTACATGTGACAATTTCTTCCACTTTTGGCAGATTCACTCATCAGGGCAGGGGTTTAATTACCTCTGCCCCTTGTCTTTTGACCCTATATCCCATGCTGAAATACAATAATCGGGTACACATCATAATGAACGTGTACCCGAAACCCGTAAACCTGCACCATATCCCGACCCCTTGAACAGATATAGACTACGGTTTTAGGCTTTTGAACAGACATTATACTTTGGTTTTAGACGATTGAACAGACATTATACTTTGGTTTTAGACG